TTGCGCTTGATTTGACAATTCGTCACATACGATTAGGAGGTAGCACAATGCAAAAAAGCTTTAATTATCAAGATGGTTTTGGTGAGGAACTAAGCCTGGCAATTAATCCATCAAGTGGTTTCTTATTGGCTACCGATGATGTTGGTGGAGACAGTGTAGCAATGTCAATTAGCTTTGATGAGTTGAGACGGCTAGCTAAGCTGATCGATGACGAGGTGTCTCATGGCGAAAATGATAAGAAGTAAATACGGGTACGAGCCACCTGAATGGGTGCAGGCTGATTCCCGGCTAGATAAGTGGTACAAGGATAAGCGTCGTGCTAAACAGCATGGCGCTTTTAGTTTGGATAGGAAACGGAGGAAACAACATGCCAAGGACAAGAAGATGCCGCTATCCTAACTGCCATGCGATGGTCACTTTCCCTGACCACTATTGTCAGCAGCACTATGAGCATGAAGCTGAGTACTTGGCTAGTCGGCAACGTTGGGCACGTAGCAATGACAAACAATACACACACAAGTACAACACGGTTACACGTTATCGTAATGAGGATAAGCGTCAGCAATACAGCTTCTATCGGACAAGGCAATGGTCACATCTAAGGCAACAAGTCCTAGAGCGTGACCATTACTTATGTGCTTACTGCAAAGTGCAAGGCGTCATCAAACCTGCTAAGACTGTGGATCATATTGTACCGATTGAGTTTGACGAAACACTGAAAGCTAACATTGATAATTTAGCTGTAATCTGTGGGAGTTGTCATCGTGCTAAGACGGACTGGGAGCAATCATACTATGGCACTGGTCAAGGCAACGAGTTGCAAAGCGTAACGCCAATCAATGATGTATCAGCAATCGTTGTGTTAATGAGCAATTGATTTATTGGCACTTGTCGTTCGATTTGAGCGGCTTTAAATTTATGAATGTAGTTAGTCACGATGATAATTAAAACAACCCCCGCCCCCTAACACGTCCAAAAAAGAGCACACACATTGGCGTTATTTTGTGATAGAAACAATTTTTGAATTTTTTAGGTAGGGGGGGTCACCAAAATGATGAAAGGAGACATATAAAATGAAAAAAGTTGATAAAGACGTCAACGATGGTCAATTATCACGCACACCGCCAGCTTACTTAGGACGGCAAGCTAAGGTCGTTTGGCGTCGATTAGTGCCTTTTTTAGAAGATAATACTCCAGTTAAGCGCATTGATAGCGGACATGTAGAGCAATATGCTTCCCAATACGAGATTTATCGCAATGCGTATAAACATATTCAGGAAAACGGTGAAGTCCAAGCAATCTATAAAACGTTGCAAGATCAGACCGGTAAAAAAATTGGTCGGGACTTCGTAGGCTACAAGCGTAATCCCATGACGCAAATTTATGATTCAGCCGTAAAAAATCTAACAAAGTTAGGCGCTGAATTGGGACTGTCTCCTAAGTCACGTAGTGATTTGCTTAAATTAAACTTAGATGACCATAAAGACGAGCGAAGTATTAGTGATCGTATGAAAGAATTTCTAGGATGATAAAAAAAGACTGTTTCTCAAAGGGGGTGATTAATTTGCGCATTGATTTAACTCAAACCCATGATGTTATTGGAACTTATCAATCATTAGACTGTTCAGAAGTTCGCCAGCAATACACTGACCCAGGCACAAAATATGCCTTTGAAGTTCTTGATGAGAAGGTGACTGCTGGTTATTTAATTAAGTTAGCAGCCTTCCGCCATATTCGAGATTTGCAACGGCAAGGTAGCGTTGGATTCCCGTTCGCTTACTCAGTAAAACGAGTGGACCAAGTGCTTAAATTTGCTTCCATCTGTCCGAACGTTGATACAGGCGAACCAACTAAGCTCATGCCATGGCAAAAGTTTATTATGGCTATGCTAATTGGCTGGCGTAATGATGACGGTGGCAAGCGTTTTTCACGGGCTATTGTTTCAGTTGCACGAGGCCAAGGTAAAACTTATCTTATGGCGATTATTACTGCCTATAGTTATTTAATTGAGTCATTGGGACTATCTAACCAAGATTATTTAGTTTCATCAATTAACTACAAGCAAACGAGCAAGATTCTAGGCTACATTAAATCAATGTTAGCCAAGATTTCAACTATTGAGCCATTTAAGTCATTGATTGCTGATAGTGGGCTAGATACTCGGACATTGTCTTCACAAGCGGACCAAGTTGTGATGAGCAAGACTAATAACAAGCTACGGGCGATTAGCCATGAGGCTGGTCAGTACGATAGTTTTCATTTTACAACTGCTATATTTGATGAAATTGGTGAAATTAAGACACGACAAAAAATTTCTAAGATTGTTTCAGGCCAAGTTAAGGTGCGCAATAAGCAATTTATTCAAATTTCAACGGCATATCCTGATCCCACTGTTCCATTCCACGATGATGAGCGTATGATTCAGCAAGCCATGGAACAAGATTATTTGCGAGATGCTGATACATATTTGGGACTTATTTGGTCACAGGACAATCTGGACGAAACTTATAAGCCCGATATGTGGGTTAAAAGTAATCCCTTACTAGATTTGCCAAGCCAACGAGAAGTGTTGCTGAACGGTTTGACAGATAAGCGCGATTCTGACGCTTTGTCGGGCACACTCAACGATTTCCAAAATAAAAACCTTAACTTGTGGCTAGAACAATCGACCGACAGCTTCTTGAAACTTCCTGACGTTGAGCGAGCTATTATATCATCATTTAATTTTGATGATCGGCAAGTCTATATTGGATTTGACTACTCGATGTTTAGTGATAACACGGCGCTAGCGTTTGTATTTCCTTATCGTGATAATAATGACAAACCGAGATGGTTTATTTATCAGCATAGCTTTATCCCCTGGCAGAAAGCTGGTTCGATTGAAGCTAAAGAGAAACAAGACGGTATTAATTATCGGGACTTAGCTAAAAAAGGATTTTGCACAATCAGTAGTCATCCGCAAGGACTAATCAATGACGAACAGGTTTATCAATGGTTGCTTAACTTTGTTGAGCGTCACCGGTTAGAGGTGGTATTTTTTGGTTATGATGCTTGGGGAGCCACACCAACTATCAAACAGCTAGAGCTTAATTCTGGTTGGCCGTTACAAACCATTCGACAGCGGACTAGTGAATTGAAGGATCCAACTAAGTTTTTGCAGAAGATGTTTGTCGAAGGGTCGGTTGACCGACTTGATGATCGAATTATGGAAAAGGCGCTACTGAATGCAGAAATATATGAAGACAAAGTTGGTATTCAAGTTGATAAAGCTAAGGCCACGTTGAAGATTGATGTGGTAGATGCGTTAATTGACGCCTTATTCCAAGCCATGTATCACTTTGAAGACTTTGCAGACGTAAACAATTCTGATAAACAGGTCGAACGCATGAACGAAAAACAAGTTCTCGAATGGTTTAATAACCCAGAGTCGGGATTGCTAGGAGATGATATTAATGATTTTTAAACAATTTTTTGCAGCTATCTGGCATTACTTTGATGTGCTGTGTTTTATTCTAAGTATGATTGCTGGGGTATATGCAGCCTTTTTATTTGGACAGGCACAGGGAATTCTAGCAACCGCTGTAGCCTTGTTTTTAATTGGCTGGCTTTCAGAAGTCGTAACAGCTGGCCAAAAAGGAGATGATTAATAATGCCCTTTTTTGAACCACCAACGGCAAAGAATAATTCAGTTAGTATTCAAAGCGTGCCAGTAGACGACGATAATATCGTTAATTTTTTGTCACCAACTGGCGACAATGATTATGTTAGTGCCAAAGACGCTTTGGAAAATTCAGATATTTATTCAGCAGTTAACCAAATATCTGGAGACTTAGCCACAGTGCAATTAATGGCTAATATGCCACGAGCACAAGGAATTTTAAACAATCCTAGCACGACAGCTAACGGTCACACGTTTTGGCAGTCTATGTATTCACAATTGTTATTGGGTGGTGAATGCTTTGCATATCGCTGGCGCAATCCTAACGGTTTAGATTTGCGTTGGGAATATTTGCGACCTAGCCAAGTGCAAACTTACTTATTAGATGATGGCAGTGGCTTAACCTATACGGTTACCTTTGATGAGCCTAATTTGGGCGTCCTTCAATATGTACCACAGTCTGACATGATTCATATTCGCTGGGCTAGTACCGATGGCGGTATGACGGGTAACAGTCCATTAAAAGCATTATCGAGTGAGTTACAAGTCAAGAGTTCGTCTAACAGTTTAACGTTGGCTGCATTAGCACGTTCAATTAGCGCTCCTGGCGTCCTATCTATTCAGCACGGTGGGCTGCTAAGTGAGAAGATGAAGGCCAGCCGTTCACGTAACTTCATGAAACAGGTGAACAAGTCAAACGGTGGCCCGGTAGTTATTGATCAACTTGAAGATTACAAGCCACTAGAAATGAAAGCCGATGTTACTAAGCTGTTAAGCCAAACAGATTGGACGAGTAAGCAAATTGCCAAAGTCTTCGGCATTCCTGATAGTTATTTGAATGGCCAAGGTGACCAGCAAAGTAATATCGACCAAATTAAAGGCATGTACACCAACGCCCTTAATCGCTATTTACAGGCGATTTTAGCTGAACTGGATAATAAGCTTAATGCTAAGATAACGGCCAATATACGGACTGCTGTAGACCCATTGGGAGACTCATTTGCAGCCACCCTATCAGGGCTAGCTAAAGATGGCACAATTGCTAATAATCAAGCAACTTGGTTATTACAGCAGACTGGTTATTTTCCAGATGAAATGCCTGATGCTAAGAATCCAGCGACACAACAAGTTGTAATTCAATCGGGAAAAGGAGGTGATAATGATGACAAAGAAAGTGATGATTAAAGGCGATATTGTTGATGATCAAACAGCTAGTTTCTATCAGTTCTTTGGAATGCCAGCAGTATCACCTTCGGGTGTTGCCGACATTTTAAATGATGACAGTGGCGATGACGATGACGATGGTGACGATGAAGCACTTGAAGTTGACATTGCTTCCAATGGTGGCGATGTTTTTGCTGCTAGTGAGATTTACACCATGCTAAAGAATTATGCTGGCAATGTAACAGTTAATATTCAAGGCTTAGCCGCTAGTGCGGCAAGCGTGGTTGCTATGGCTGGCGATCATATCAACATCTCACCAACTGCTCAGATTATGATCCATAAGGCTTGGTCACAACCAGCTGGTAATGCTGACGATTTGGAGCACGAAGCCAGTATTTTAAATGGCATTGATCAGTCGATTGCCAGTGCTTATGAAGCTAAAACTGGCATGGAGCAAGCTGACTTGCTACAGTTAATGGCAAACGAAACGTGGTTAACCGCTAGTGATGCCGTTGATAAGGGCTTCGCTGACGAAATTATGTTTGCTAATGATCAACAATTGCAACCGGTTAATGCTATTTCACATATTCCACCTAAATCTGCAGTTAATAAGCTAATGAATCTCATTTACAAGGCGGATAAGGATAAAGCTAAATCGTCTAAAAAAGAAAATACTACTAATAGTCAATCTGCTGAATTACGAAACAGCAAATTGGCTATTTTATTTGGTAAAAATCAAAAGGAGGCCAACTAATGGCTAATATCAACACAATGAATGATGCTTGGATTGCCCAAGGGCAAAAGGTATCAGACTTAAACGACAAGTTAAACGCAGCTGTCCTTGACGACAGCTTTGATCAAGACAAATTTAAAGCAATGAAACAAGATCGTGACAATGCGGTTGCCCGACGTGATGCTTTACATGAACAATTGGAAGAAGAACGCAAGGCGCAAGAAATTACCAACATGGATGATAAGGACAAGACCCCACTTGATGATGACGAAAAAGACATCAAAGCTAAATTCATCAAGAACTTCAAAGGCATGATTAAAGGCGACCCGAAAGTTATGAACTTGGTAACTTCTTCTACCGACTCATCTGGCAACGCAATTGGTTTGACTATTCCTCAAGATATTCAAACGGCAATTAATGCGCTGGTTCGCCAATACGATTCATTACAACAGTATGTTAATCGGGAAGCTGTTACAACTCAAACTGGGTCACGAGTTTACGAAAAGTGGACTGACGTTACTCCGTTAGCTGATTTAGATGATGAAACTGCTACTATTGGTGATAATGATGATCCTAAGCTATCCATTATCAAATATACGATTCATCGGTATGCTGGGATTACTACCGCTACTAATTCGTTATTAAAGGATACGGCTGACAACATTTTGGCTTGGCTGTCTCAATGGATTGCTAAGAAGGTTGTTGTTACTCGCAATACTCAAATCATTGCAGCGATGAACAAAGCGCCTAAAAAGCCAACCTTGTCTAAGTTCGATGACATTATTACGATGATTAATACTGCCGTTGATCCTGCCATTAAATCTACATCGTTCTTAATGACAAATACGTCAGGTTTCAATGTGCTGTCCGAGGTTAAGGATGCTATGGGCCGCTACTTATTACAACCAGATCCAACACAACCTGATCAATATTTAATCCGTGGTAAGCGGATTGTAGAAGTAGCTGACAAATGGTTGCCTAATGTTGGGACTGTGTCAGCACCAGCTTATCCACTTTACTATGGTGATTTATCACAAGCGGTAACTTTGTTTGACCGAGAAAATGCTTCCTTATTGACTACCAATATTGGCGGTGGTGCCTTTGAAAAGGATCAAACTAAGATTCGTGTGATTGACCGTTTTGATGTTGAAGCTACTGATACGGATGCCTTTGTTGCAGGTTCATTCAGTACAATTGCTGACCAACCGGCCAACTTTGCGGCTAGTGCTGCTTCAACGACCCCTGCGAAGTAATTAGCCAACTATGTCGCCAATAAATAAACAATACAGTAACAATCTGGGCGGCTAAGTAAGGATGTGATTAAAGTGGCAGCCGATTTAAAAACATTAAAATCATCTTTGCGAATTGACGGTAATGATGATGACGAGCTGCTAAAAGGCTACTTGTCTGCAGCCACTAGTTACATTAAGCAGTCCATTGGTGATGAAAACGGCGTTACTGGTTTTTATGAAATGGAAGGCGTTAATGACTTGTTTGAAACGGCTGTTTACGCCTTAGCTGGTTCATACTGGTATTACCGAACATCAATCACTTCAAACACTGTTAATCCAGTTGACTTAGTTGTTGATTCAATCATCGGACAATTGCGAGGCCTGTATAACCAAAAGCAGGATGAGGTGAACGACAATGGCAATTAATAAGTTAACTCCAGTTGACTTTAACCAACGTATACAGATTGGCACTGTTAAAACTGTTCAAAATCCTATTAATGGAACTAGTAAGCAGACTTTTGTTAGTCAGTTTAGTTTATACTGCGCCCCCTATACACGATCAATTGCATTTTCGTATCAACTCACAGCTGAACAATTGGAGCAAGTCGTGGTCATTATTAGGCATAATCCTAAAGTTTATGAAGGTATTAAGTGTCAGTATAAAGGCAAACTTTACGATGTCATCAATGACAGCATGGATGATTCTAGTAATTATCTTTCTTGCGATTATTTGACGCTCAAACAGGTTACTAAGGGGGCTTAGCCATGGCAAACGATGATATGGCCGACCAATTAGAAAGTTGGCTTGAGAATGTTCACAAGCTAGTCCCTAACGAGGCTGAACAAGAGAAGATAACCGCAGCCGGTGCTAAGAAATTAGCTGATAACTTGAAGGAAGCCACTAAAAAGAAACACTATTCAAGTCATAAAGACGAGAAGTACGGACACATGGCTGACAACATAAGCTATAACAGCAATGACATAGACGGTGAACACGATGGTAGTTCAATTGTTGGGTGGACTAACAAGTTCCATGACATGAATGCTAGGCGGTTAAATGATGGGACTAAATACATTAAGGCTGATCACTTTGTTGATGATAACTTAGCCGACTCACAAGATGATGTATTTAACGCCATGCTAGATGAATATAAGAAGGGGGACGATGACTAGTGTTATTACCAGTATCACAGGTGGACAGCCTAGTTAACTCCCTCAGTTTAACGTGGCTCGATAAAGTCTACCTGAATGCAATTCCTAATGAAGATTTAGACAACACTACTAGTACAGTCATGCTATTGCAAGAGACCGATTCAAGCCCAGCCTACCTTGCAAACAGCACGTTTAAAGGCTTAGCGATGGGTGTTGAAATTCAAATTTTTTACAAGGCTGGCCTAGCCGATGACTTTAATCCATTGGAAGCTGAGATAGCTTTAATGAAGAGCCTTAAACAGGCCGGCTGGTTAATTGTATCCAGTCAGCACCACACAACTGATCCAGATACAAACCAAGTAACTAAAACAATTTATATCACTAAAAATGAAATGCTTTAAAGGAGAGATTTATAAATGTCAAAACATAACATTTTAAAAGCAACTTTTGCTTTGCTAGACGATAATGGCGACTTAATTAAAGACGCTACTAAAGGTCTATCTGCTGACGGAATCTATGTTGCCGACCATAACGGCGAAGGCTTCAGTCAAATCAATGTGACTGCTATTGAAGCGGCCGGGACGCCTGGCTGGGCGAATGGACAAATCAAACGAACAGCTTATGGTAAGTCTATGCCTACGCTGGCTTTAACCGCTTTAGATTTGGACTTCAAGATTAACCAGATGCTTAAAGGATTCACCCAGAGCGCTAATACCGGTGCATGGGTTCGTCAATTGCCTAAGCCACACGTTGCGATGATTGCCGAATCTCAATCATTAGATGGTGACATCTCAATTTATGAATGCTTTAACAATATCGAATTCGTTGAAGAAGCATCTAATAACGGGACTGATACCAACAGTGAAGTTGCTTACTCAACAGTCTTAAATGGTACCGTCTTAACGCCATTAAAGCCGAACATTTTCTTAGCAGCAAATGGTGTTCAACAACCATATATGATTGCTAAGTCTACTGATACTGGCTTTGATTTGAATAAGCTTATGGCTGAAACGTTTGGCGGCTACACTCCGTCAACCAGTGGTACAACTGGCGGTACAACTACTCACTAGTAATATCTGAAGGCTTCCCACAAAGGGTGGCCTTTTTAATACATACAAATTAAATTAAAGGGGCAAAATTAACTATGAAAATTAATGCTAAAAACTATTTTAAAATCAATAAGACGGCCGATGTAACTCCAACCAACAATATCATTCGATTGGCTACCAAAGTTCAAATCGGTATGTTGGAATCGCAAGACACCGAAAAAGAAGTTACTGAATTGGACGCAATGAAAAATGGTCTGGAATTGCAGGACAGTATGACCAACTTTGTACAACGGGTAATGGGATACACTGACAAACAGATGGAAACGATTAACGATACCATCTCAATTGAACGTTTTGGCGAAGGCGTTGGTTACCTAATCATGCGGTTAAATGGTATTTCGGATGATGACATTAAGTTATCTGAACAAAAGCAACGCAAGGCAATTGAAGATGCTAAGTCGTCAAAATAAACCGGCACAAACGCAATACTGAGATTAAGCGAGAGGTCATGAAGTTAAAAAATCAGCAAGAAGACTTTAACTTGCTAGCTCAACAGCTATTAACCGAGGGGTTATCACCGAAAGACTTCGATGATAGCTCGTTTTTTAGTTTGATGGAAACTTTGAACGCTCGTAAAAAGGAAGACCGTGCTGAGTTAGTTGACCCACTAGAAGCCATTAATCAAACGTATGGCTTATAAGCGTTTGTGCCTAAAAGGAGGCTAAAAAAGAATGGCTAAAAAAGTAGTGGCCGGTGAAATGACTGGTCGAGTTAATTTAGACAGTGCTGAGGCTGTAAAATCACTCAAACAATTAACAGCCGAGGTTAAAGCTAGCACTAGTGGCTGGAAGGCACAAGAAGTCGCACTAAACTCGGCAGGAAAATATCAAGAAGCCACCGCAGCTAAGGTAGACGGGCTGGCTAAGTCGATGGAATTACAAAAGTCTAAAATTGATGAGTTAAAGAAGCGTCAATCTGGACTAAATCAGGACACTAAAGATGGTGCGCTTGAATATACCAAGCTGACCGATGAAATCAACAAAGCTAATCGGTCGTATGACAGTATGGGCGGCCAGCTTGATCGAGCTAAAAATAGGCTGGAATATTACAATTCAGGTTTAGCTGACTTACAAAAGGGCTATAAACAAAGTACAGCTCTGAGTGAGTCCTATGTGAAACGCCTAGAAGCAGAGGGTAAGCAAGAGGATGCTAACAAGGCACGTTTAAGTGGTTTAAAACAGGCATATTCTAATATTCAGGCCCAATACAAAACCCAAACGGATGAGCTAGATAAAATTAAAAAAGCTAGTGGTGAAACTTCAGACGCTTACAAGCTACAGCAGACTCGTGTTAATGAGACTGCAACAGCCATGGCAAAGGCTAAAACTAGTCAAAATGAACTTATCAAGGCGATGGAAAAACAGCCACACGAGTTTATGTCTAGTGTTCGCTCTAAGCTTGATAGTATTGATGACAAAGCCAAAAAGACATCTCATTTATTCGGTACGATTCTAGGTGCCCATTTAGTAGCCAATGGGATTACTAGTGCGTTTACAGCTATCACGTCACATATAAATGAAGCTATTAGCGCCGGTATGACGTATGAAAAGGAACAGCAAAAGATGACGGCCACTTGGACGACTCTAACGGGTACGGCCACTAAGTCAAGAGCAATGGTCGACACTATCAATGATTTATCTGTAAAGACTGGTCAAGCTGTAGATGTCGTAAATGAATTAGAGCAAGGTTTTTATCACCTACATTCAAATAAAAAAGAATCAGACGAACTAACCAAATCCATGCTGAACATGTCTGACGCTGTTGGTTTAGATAGCCAACAAATTCAGGCGGTTACCCAAGATATGGTCAATGGTTTATCACGTGGTAAAGCTAATGCTGGTATGCTTAACCAAATCAGTCAATACTTCCCGATGTTCCGTGAACAGTTAGCTAAGTATGAAACTCAAGTCAATCATGGTAAGAAAGTAACGGTTGCTGATTTATCGGCCATGGCTAAAGCGGGTAAAATATCGGCCACGGACATTGAAAAAACGTTTAATTCTCTGGGGTCTGGAAAATATGATAAAGCTGCCGACAATATGCTTCAAACAATGGTCGGGATGGAACGAACGATTAAAGCTCGTGTTCCAGCGTTAATTGGCGATATTGAAGAACCCATCCTAAATGCTAAGAGTCCAATTTATAAGGCTGTTTCAAAATGGGTATCTGATAAAGATACCGATGCCGAATTTAAAGATGTTGGTAATGCTGTAGCACTTCAAATGAAGCTGGTTACTAAGGCCTTTGGTGGTAAAAATATCAACGTCACTAGTGTTCTTAATAAAATGCTTGCTAATGTTGCTAAAGACATTGATAAATTAGGGTCTAATATCATTGCCCATAAAAAAGATATTAAATCATTCTTTAGTTCAATGAAGACTGCTTCCAAGATATCTTTCAACGTGTTCGTACAATCTCTCAAGGACATTGAACCAATATTGAAGATTGTCGGCGAGTTTGCTGAAAAGCATCCTAAAGTATTCGCTGGTTTAGCTTCTAGTGCATATGTTGCAAGTAAAACAATTGGCGGCTTAAAACTAGCTTTAGACCAAATAGCTTTTGCCAAGGGTGTATTAGGAGGCATAGGTGGCAAGCTTAGCCGGATTGTGTTAAAACCAAAGGTTGATGGAGCTGAAGGTGAACGAGAACTAACCAAATTTGCAAGTTTTGTCAAGCGTTCAGGGACTGGGATGGGTCACTGGTTAAAGATGGCTGCTAGCGTAACCACCGCTAAAGCTAAGAGTGGAATTAGCGCTTTGTGGACACACACTAAATCAGTTGGCAGCAAGATTGGCAAGGGGCTATCATGGACGGCTAAAATCGCCTATAAAGGGGCATCTAAGGCATTCAGCGTGCTAGGTGCTGGTATTAAAACATTAGGTAAATCATTCCTGTCATTAGGCAAGTTGTTACTAACTAACCCCATCGGACTAGTTTTAACTGCTGTGATTGCACTAGGTGTAGCCTTTTACGAAGCCTATAAGCACATTAAACCGTTCCGCGATGCAGTAAATGGTATGGGGACTGCCATGAAGAAATTGTTTACTGGCAAGTATGACTGGGAAAAGAAAGTCGGCTCAGCCTTAGGCAAAGTTGGTAACACCATTGGTAAATGGGCTAAAACCACTACCGGTTTCTTTAAAAAACACAAGACCGAAATCTTAACTACCTTGATTAACCCATTTGCAGGCTTAGCTACATGGTTCTTAAAGGACACTAAAACTGGTAAGAATATTCAAAAGTGGTCTAAAGGTTTTAGCAAAGACATTCAAAAAATGGGCTTTAAGAAGGCGATGGACAAACAGGTCAATGACGCTTCTAAGGCGTTTAGCAAGACTAAGTTCGGTAAGTGGTTTAAGACCGTTTCAGATAGCTTTAATAGTTTTAAAAGCAGCTTTAAGAAGTCATGGAATAGTCACTGGTCAGCCATGGGCAAATCGCTCAGGAATAATTGGAACGGTTCCGTTAAGAACACTAGAAACTTCTTTAGTAGTGTTGGTAAGAAGTGGAATGGCTTTAAAAATAGCTTCAGAAAGAGCTGGAATAGTCACTGGAATTCTATGACTAGTAACTTGCATGGTGCATGGAATGGCTCGTTTAAGCACACTAGAGAGTTCTTTAGTAGCGTTGGCAAGAAGTGGAACGGTTGGAAGTCTAGCTTTAGAAAGAGTTGGGACAGCCACTGGAATGATATGCGTTCCAACTTAAACCACTACTGGAACAGGTCAATTAAACATACTAGAGACTTCTTTAGCAGCATGGGCAGTAAGTGGGTTGGCTGGAAAAAGAGCTTTGCACATAGTTGGGACAGTCATTGGGACACCATGCGGTCTAATCTGCATAGTTATTGGAACAAAGACTTGAGCCATACTAGAGTATTCGGCCGTTCAATGGGTGACTGGCTATCAACCTTTAAGGGTAAATTTAAGGGCGGCTGGTCTAGTTTAGGTACCGGTGTTGAGAACATCTTCAAAGGTCTATGGAAAGACTTAAAAGGATTCGCTAAAGATGGCATGAATGATGTCATTGATATTATTAACGGTGGTATTAATGCGGTTGATAGTGTCATCCATACGTTCGGCGGTAAGAAAAAGACGATCGGTGATTTAAGCCATGTTAATTTTGCCACTGGTACCGGTATGTTTAGTGGGTCACGTAACCCGATTACACGGCCTACTGTGGCAATGCTTAATGATGGTAATGACAGCCCACAAACCGGCAACAAAGAGATGGTCATGCTACCTAATGGTGACTCAGGCATTGTTCAAGGCCGCAACACTAAGATGATGTTACCCGCTGGTACTGAGGTGTTGAATGCTAGTGAGACAGCCATGTTAATGAGTATGCAAGGTGTTAGCCACTTTGCTAGTGGTACTGGGATATTTGGTGACATATTCAACAGTGTGACTAGCGGTATCTCAGGCGTGACTAGCTGGGTTGGTAAAAAGGTCGACAGTTTAGAGAAGTTCTTTAATACCGCTGAGAAAATTATCGCTCACCCAATTAAGTCACTCGAAAATCTGTTCAGTTGGTCTTCTAAAGGCATTAGCGGTGTCATGAGTAACATTGGTCACGGCCTATTCAATGGTGTTGAGAAGCAAGCTAAGACGTGGTGGTCAACCTTATGGGGCGGCGTTAGTGACAGCCTAGACAGTGGTGCTTCTAGTTCCACGCTAGTTAATGCGATGGAGAAGTATGGTGCCACTAACAAGTATGTCTACGGTGCTGAAGGCCCTAGTGAGTTTGACTGTTCCGGCCTAGTTGAGTACACCTTAAAGAAGCTTGGAATTAGCTTCCCACGGACTTCAGGTGAACAATACAAGGCGTCTAAGTATGTCAGCAATCCTAAACCGGGTGACCTAGTGTTCTTCGGCCCAGGTGGTAGCGACCACGTTGGGGTTTATACTGGCAACGGTGAGTTCTATTCAGCCGAAAATGAACGTGATGGTATGGGTATCAGTAAAGTGCATGGCGGTGGCTATGGTTCGTTTGCTGGTTATGGACGAGTACCCGGTTTATCAGATAGCACTAGCTCGGATAAGTCTTCTAAGTCTAGTGGCCTGTTAGGCACGATTAAGAATCAAGTGGGTAGTGGTTTCTGGAAGTTCATCAGCAAGTTAGCTGATGAGTTCGGTGATGGCGGTAGTAGTAACCCCGGCGGATCAGGTGTTCAACGTTGGAAGTCAGATGTTATCAAAGCGTTAAAGAAGAACGGCTTTGAAGCGAGTGCTAGTCAAGTTTCAGCGTGGATGAAAGTTATTGCACGTGAGTCAAATGGTGACCCGTCAGTGGTAAACAATTGGGACGCTAACGCTAGAATGGGTATTCCATCTAAAGGACTAGTTCAAACTATCCAGCCAACTTTCGATGCTTATAAGTTCCCAGGCCATAATAATCCACTTAATGGTTATGATGACTTGCTAGCTGGTATCCACTATATGAAAGCTAAATACGGGTCAGGACCAAGTGCGTTTGCTCGTGTTAGTGGTCCTGAAGGCTACGAGAACGGTGGTATCATCAACACTAACCAGCTGATTGAGGTCGCTGAACACAACAAGCCTGAAATGGTATTGCCATTGACTAACAAATCACGGGCTAACCAGTTAATCGCACAAGCTAGTCAGGTTGTAAACGGCAACAATGGTAGTCAAGTTGCGCCAACAGACAGTGAAAGCAATAAGAAACTTGATAAAGTCATTGCATTGTTAGCTGCTTTAGTATCAGGTCAAGGCAATGTTCAAGCCGTTATTGCTAAATCTGACGTGGTTAATGCCATTAAATCTGACAATAAGACAGCTTCACAGTATTCACAAATGATGGGTTATTAATCAAATGGTCGCCCTTAAACGGGCGCCCTTATACATAATTAAAATAAGGAGGTTAAATCGTGACCTTACAACGAGATGATTTTGAATATGCTAACTTGAATAGCCGGGACGATTTGCAAGTTGAAATGGGAAACGTGGTATTACCTAGTGCACCGGCCATGGCTGAACAAGTAACTGATATACCAGCCATGTATGGTAACCAGTTTAACGGTACGGACTTTACCAGTCGAACGATTAGTATTCCAGTGTCAATTTACTGTGCTGATAATCAAGACAGATTTAATCAGATTATGCACAACCTAAGTGGTCTGCTGCTAAGCGATGACCCCGGTGATAATGGTAAAGAGTATCCACTAGTGTTCGGCTTTGAACCCAAGGTGACATATTGGGGGCATATTACCGCAATTAGTGACCCAGCCCCGATTAACCCAGGCATGTATGACATGGCGCTTACGATTACCTTTGTGCAATCCGATCCCCGGGCAACCTTGCCACAGGTTGAGAAGCCCTTAAATAATGGCTTAAACACGATTACTGTTGATGGTACCGCTAGAACGGAGCCAGTTATTCAGGTCATACCTAAGCGAGATTTAAAGTATATTGGCTTTAGTCTAAATGGCGGCCAGTTCGGTTTAGGACCTGAGTCGCCGGGAGACCAAGCCACTGCGGTTCAACCTTATACTAAAGTTGTTGATGATCCGCTGGGAACTATGGCAATGTGGACAAATGATGCCAATGCAATTGGTAATATGAAAACTGGTGAAACGTACACGTATCAAGGCCACAGTGCGATTAAGACTTCAACTAATGTAATGCGGCCAGCTGTAACTAGCGCTGGATATGACTTTGGTACAATCCCCACAACCGGTGAAGACCGCTGGTATGGACCAGCATATCGTTATACTGGCATGACAAACTCACTGACTGACTGGCGAGTGCGAACGGGCATCCATCAATTCAAATATAGCGGTACTCATAATAGCCGTGCGATGGGGCGTGTTGAAGTCTTGCTGTTAGACCCTAACGGTAACACTATTGGACGCTTTGGCATGCGTGACATGGCCTATGGCGCTAAACCCATGGCTAGGCTTCAAATATGTGAGCCAGGCTCAACATTGGAATATGGTGATCGCTATACTGACTTGTACTATGGTTCAGGGCCGGCAGGTTCTTTTATGAATAAGCCCGACCAGAAAATTCAAATCAAAACTGGCACGACAACCAAAACTGTCACTAAATATGGACGTTCCAGAAATGGAAAAGTAACTAAAAAAACCGTTAAAGAAACCGTCGACACCTATACAACCGTGGTCAATAAAGAGGAAGACTCAGCGCTGGCAGGTGCTTGGCTAGTGTTGGACATCACTAAACGAGGACAAGTATTTACCTGGAGTATCACCCAGTATTCGACTCGAACAGGTCGACCATTCCTGGACCCTAATATTCACATGTTAGTGCATGGAACCTATGTTGATACTCAAAATAAGTATCAGACAGCCTTGGGTGGGATTGGGTCTGTCTTCCTAAAGCACCCAATTACAGAAGATAATTATAAAATTGCCTATCGTAACCCCTTTATGTCAATGACTGACCTTCAAATATGGCAAGTCAATAAAGTTGACACAACAAAGCCAACTTATATTGCTGGCGCCGGTGAAGAAATTATGATGGACTGTGAGACTGATACGGTTACTGTAAACGGCAAGCTAGTTTCACCAGTTTGGTCAACCGACTTTCCTAAGTTGAAACCGGGCGTTAATGGTTTGTCAATGATTGGTGACCTAGATGACGCTCAAATGACCCTGAAATATCTACCAAGAATACTATAACAATACTAAAGGCTTCCCAATTAAGGGCGGCCTTTTTACATACATAACTAAACAAGGAGGTTAAAATAGATGGCTTTAAATAACCAGTATTTAATTCTAGACCCTAATTTAAAGCGGATTGGTACATTGACCGTTGATGGGGCTACTAAGTTTTCAAACGATAGCGTGAAGATACAACTAGCTGATTCAGACACAACTAGTACGTCATATGATGATGACGTTAATGTGGGCTCTGATGACAACTTTAACGGCACGATTAATCTAAATGCCCAGTCTAAGAAGTTCGATCATCAAGGTTCATTAGACGTGCTTCAAGGCCAGCCTGATTCAGATAAAGTAGTCGCTGGCAACAACCTAGCTTATTATGACGAGCTATCAGGCCATTGGTATGTCATGTATATCTATTCAACTGATGACGCTTCTAGTGCCGCTGTTAAACATACAACGACCATTAACTTTACCAATCTATGCTTATACACACTAGCTCATCATTACCCAGTGGCAATTACGGCTAGTGCTAGTTCGATTCAGACGGCTTTTAACCAGTGCTTTAACGCTACTGGCTGGACGCTAGACTATCAGACTACTAATGTGATGACTCCATCGATTACCATTGATGGTAAAACAAAAGCTAGTACCTTAGTGCAGACACTAATCCAGACCTATAACGTTGAGATCGATCCTTATGTTGAGATTGACTCACAAGGTAACATCACGAAAAAGGTGTGTGTCATTACTGACCAGCTTAATGCTGATGTGGTCTATAACGAGGCAGTATTTGGTAAGAATATGACTAGCTTAAAGCGAACAACGGTGTCAACACCTGTTACCAAGCTGATTGCTTATGGTGACAACGGCAATACAATGTCAGCAGTTAATGATGGCAAACCTTACATTGTTGATGATGAGGCTAACCAGAAATATAACCCGGACTGGCAGAGTGGACTGTATTACGAGGGTGTTATCACTGCTAACTCAATTGAAGACCCTTCCGGAATTAAAGCTTGGGCCGAAGAAATGTTGCAATTGTATAATCACCCACGGACATATTATGAGGTTAATGTAACGTCTAAATTTAACCCGCCATTAGGTGCCACGATTAGGTTTAAAGATGAGTTAATTGAGCCGGCATTAGATGCAAGTGGCCGAGTAATTCAACGGACAATTAGTTTTGCTAATCCGTATGGCAACACAGTTGGTTTTGGCGAATACGTCACGGTACCAGTTGCAACACCAGCCTGGATGCAAGGTTATCAAAGTGCGATTAACAGCGCCATTGAAAAGGCAAAGGAGGACGCTAGTTCAGTAAAGCCGGTGGCCTTAACTCCTGATGGCAACAATTTCACTGATACCATCCAGACTAAGCGGTTAATCTTACAGGCTTGGGAAGGTAACACTAATATTTCGGCCTATATTGATAACAAGGGATTTATTTGGCGCCGTTATAATACTGACGGCACCCTTGATACTAATTTCAATCAAACTGGCTATTTAGTACAAGCAGCATACAATGCCGTTGGCACATTGCACGGGACTATTGAGACCCGTTACATTCAAAATGAACCAGAGATTAAGCTAGAAACTAGTGCTATTCGTAGTTTGGGTAGTTTTAACCCAGACGACAGTGCACTAGGAATAACTGACGTAGCACAATATATGTGTCCTTTGAGTAATGGTCAGTATATAACTAGTCGGGCAATTAACCAAAGCACAACTGGCGATACCATGTTTGTCTTACATGACACTAATTTTAATCCGATTAGCAAGATGATTGTTTCACATGGCGGGCATGGTTCAAGCTTCTCGATTGAAGAAGTAGATGGGACTATTTACATTTGGTCTGCAACTAAGCCTAATTTAAACGTTAACGAATATGCAGTTAGTCGCATACCCTACCTTGCTAATACGACCCTAGACAATGATGATAATCGCATTACACGTTTTTGCACTGTCGATCGTTATATAAGAGTCAGCGTTGATTTCAAACATGGGTACGTACTGTGTGGCTACGTGAATGGTAAACATGATGTGCTACGACTAGATGAGGTTAAACAGGGTAATTATGATGTGCTATATAGTTTTAATATTGCCAACTATGGGTTTGGCGTGGGCGAGCAAACCTACCAATCACAAGACATTGACTTTCCATATGTGTACTTTCACTCAGGCGATTACAACATGAAAGACCCTCGTATGGTGTACGCCATTAATGTTATTCATGGCGGGCAAGAATTTGCCTCTAACTATTTGCTGGATATGAATTTAGGGTTAACCGATGATGTTATCGAACCAGAAACATGCAACATTATTTATAATCAGAATAACCAGCCGGAACTATTGGTTACTTTCAATTGTGGTTCTTTAGAACGTGTCTTTGTAATACCAATTGAAGAACGTTTGCCAATGGTTTCAATTAGCAATGATTAAGAAGGGAGGTGAATTAAATGGCTGAATCTAATGCAACACAGGTCATTCTAACCGATGATGGTCTCAAAATTATCAAGGCTCAAAGCACAGCTGACAGTGCCGCTGGTGGGGTCACCAATTTAAATGATCCTAATTTAATGAGCGTCATTGAAAAGCAAAACAACATTGCACAATTCGCTGGTTTAACATCTCAATACAACGTTCTCGTACAGAACGCTAAAGATGATGGGATTGACACGACCGCTGTAACTACAGCGTATAACAACTTAAACAAATTTATGGCTGACGCTCTGGCAGACCCTGACAACGCTAGTGATATTGACCGTGCAGCATATAAGAAATATCAGGACGCTTATAATGAAGAATTAGCAAATATTCAAAGTGCTTTTCAAAATAATGCTGACAATAGATTTGCTAGTGCCGCAAACGCCACAAGTCAGGCGGCTTCAACAGCTAGTCAAGCCTTTAGTCAAGCACAATCTGTCTTTGATTATGCCAATTCAGAAATAGCTGTTACATCTACAGCTATCGACAAAGCTCAAAGTGCCGCTGACAGCGCCTCTAGCCAAGCAATTAAAGCAATAGATACTGGTAACGTCACTAGTCAAGCAGTCACCGACCTAAAAGACGGCTCAACTATGACGATTGCTCAACTACAAAACGGGTTAGAATCTAAGGTTTCGAACTCAGAATATGCTAGTTACAAATACCAGACCTCTAGTCAGATAGGGGAAATGGTTACTAATGGAGCTTTCTCAGCTTATCAAAAAACTACAGCTGACCTGATTTCCAGCAAGGTAGCTACTAGTGCTTTCTCAGCCTATCAAGCTACAACTGCCGAAGCAATCGAGAGTAAGGTTGAATCTAGTGACTTCACGACTTATAAAGAACAGACTGCTGATATGTTTGTTAGCAAGGTATCATTTAACAACCTAGCGATAAGCAACCGTAACCTAGCACTTGGAACCGCTACACCATTCACAATGAATGGTAATAATTCTACAAATCAGGCACAGTACATGTATTCAACATCGGGCACAATAGCAAAGGGGACTACTGTTACTTTAACCTTTGATATTACGTCAACAAATGCAACAGGTACCTATTCTATTCAATTTGTAGGTGGAACATGGCAGAGCGTCCCTTGGGACTCACCGCTGGTATCTGGAAAACAGCATCACTCACATACTTTTACAACAACCGATGACTTTTCAGGAGGTCTTAACTTACGATTAGACAACACAACTGCAACGGTAACTGTTTCTAACTTTATTATCTCTGAGTCTTCAAAAGAGGTAAGTTGGACACCAGCACCAGAAGACACACAGTCTCAAATCACGCAGTTAGCTGACAAGATTAACTTTAGAGTTACCAAAGATGGTCTGATTAGCCAGATTAATCTCCAAGCTAAGAACACATTAATTTCATCTGGCGGTCAATTGACACTAGCTGGTAATACGATTTACTTTGATACTAATAACCCTGTTATTATTCCTAGCGCTAATATTGAAACGGTCCTTGTTCGCAAACAATTACAAGCGGCAGACATTTCAGCTAACAAATTTAGTACCAATAATGAAACATTTACAGTAGATGAAAATGGCGCTATAACAGCTAAAAATATGGTGCTTACTGGTGGCACATTAACCTCGCCAACAATCAATGCTAGTACGATTAATGGTTCAACTATCAATGGGACAACGTTCCATGGTGGCGACATCATTAGCGATTCCAATAACACCGCTAAATATTATCCAATGACTATTACGCCAGACGGGGCGTATAAGTCGACGTACTTTGACAGTATGGTTGGATTGCAATCAAGTGTTGAATCTGGAGCGATTGCCTATAAATATCGCTCAATGATCGGTAATGGGCAATACTTAGCTTATGATTCAGTAATTAACGGCCAAGGTCTTGATTTACAATCAGGTTATACGTCAGCTAAAGATACAACTTTTTCTAATCCGGTAAGTACAACCACAGGATATGTCATTGTTAATGCAAATGATGGTATTACCCTGCATGGTGACAATCAACAAATCACCTTTAACGGTACTTCTGCTGATGTTACACCGAAGGGCGTAATTATTACTCCCTATGGCAATATCAACCCTAATGGCACACAGAATATCTGGTATGTCGGCAATAATATGAATATGAAGACAGCCAGTTTTGGTATGGATGGATCGGGTACTTATAATATCCAATTCAATCGTTCTTTAGATATTGGCAACTTCAACATAAATACCTATCACACATTTACTAGTACTGATGGTGCTCCTATTCACTTTGCCAAGGGCCCAGGCGGTGCCGCAGACATCTATGCTGGTACCGTTCACTATGATAGCCTAGTTAAGTCATCTCTATTGAGCGTTAAGAAGGACGTGCAAAAGGCTGATACAGCTTACTGGGCGCAACTAGTTAACTCAATTGACTTGGCAACCTATCAGTACAAATCTGACGATAGTAATAGTCATATTAGGTTGTCTTCCATTGTCGATGACGTGAATGACACTAAGCAGTGGCGATTGCCGGACATATTTATCAGCCGTGATGAAAACGGCAAGCTAAATGGGGTTGATGACAGTGTGTTATTGAACGCCACTTTAGCGACTGTGCAGGAACAACAGAAAGAAATTGACCAATTAAACGGTCACAACATGGAATTGGAAGCTAGATTAAACAAATTGGAGGCCAGATTAAATGGATAGCATTTTGATTACAAATTATAAACCAGATTACACGAACAACATTATGACGATCAGCATTCAAATTAACACGCTGGGTATCAGCTCACAGGTAAGTATTACCATGGACGAGTTTAACACTGCCATTGCTGGAGGTGCTGGTGGAGCAGATAATGTTAAGTTAAAGGTGTTGAACACACTGATTGACAGTCTGACCGCTTTAAAGCCAGTTACCACAACTACCACAAAGGAGGCTTAAATTATGAATATCGATGCACAAGCTTTAATTAACAAGCTAACGAGTAACTATGCCCAAGCGATTGCCATTAAAGACCAGCAATTGGCGATGGCACAAGTTAAAATTGACCAGCTAAATGCCAAGTTGGCTGAAAAGGAGGCACCTAAAGATGGCGAAAACGCTTAGTTTTACCGATACTTCACCACAGACTGTTAAAATTGGCGATACCACGACCAGTTTTACGTTAATTTGTGGCAATGATAATGTGGCAACGGACTTAACTAAGGCCACTTCAATTACTGTTAAACTGGGTAATGCTAGTGGCTATCTTAAGTCGGCCACAGTTGACCCAGCTAGTTTAACCGACCCAACGACTGGTCAAGTTACCGTTAACTTTAATGCTGACTTGATGACTAGTTTAACCGCTGGTAGCTATGCCATTGAAGTCTGGGTGGTTGATAGTACTGGGACGTCAATTTACCCTAGTGATGGGTCAACTGGTTTTACTATTACCAATAACATTCAAAGTGCCAATGGCTCAGTTATTACAACAATTACTTTTGATGACTTTGTTAAAGAACTAAATAAAGCCGCAAGCACAATTGACAAGGGCGACAAAGGTAATGATGGTCTGTCTGCCTACCAAGTCGCAGTAAATAATGGCTACCATGGTTCACAAACGGACTGGTTGGCTTCTTTGAAAGGCGATACTGGGACTGTTGATAACGCTGGACTAACCAGTGCACCTGCATTCCAGAGCTTGCAAACGCAGGTTGATAACAGTGCGGTTGTTACCAATCTAGCAACTGGAACGAGTTCGTGCTGGCAGAAAGCATCATTCACAGGTGGCTGGGGCACAACGTATTTATCCAATCAAGTCTACGAAATTAAAGATGGCGAAACTTATACGTTACAAGTCGAAACTCAAAACGTAACGTCCCCAATTAACCTAGAACCATTTTATTACACTGCCGCTGGCGCACGCACTGGACTTCTGGCGCCAAAGAAAGGAGCAGACAATGACGGGAAGATTATTATTACGTTTACCGCAAATTTACCAAATGATTATGCGTATTTTATGCCTAACCTTGCCTTTGCCCAAATCGGTGCAGGATCATATGAGTTTCGCCGATTTAAACTTGAAAAAGGCAGTGTAGCTACTGGTTGGAGTCCTAATCCATCAGAAATTTTGACTCAATCGGATTACGCAAAAATAAAAGCGGCTATTGTAGCGCTAGGGGGGTCTTTGTCATGAGTTTTGATTTAAGCGAATTTTTAACCGAAGGATTAATTAGCAGTGTTAACAACGGGTTGATTCCATCGGACTTAGCAACTGTATACGCTGGCAATTATCTAGTAAAATCACTGATTACCCAAGCTCAGGTTACTCAGGTATCTGATGCAATTACAGCCTACAAGGCTGCACAAGCAGAAGCAGATAAGGCAGCAGCGGATCAAGTGCAATGAGGGGGTAGCCAATTGAATAAACACAAGCTAAAGGCACTCATCTTAACGGTGGGCGCCATTTTTATGGTCTTTTTAATGGTCAATTTAAACAGTCAGGCTTCAACTAGTCGTGAACAGGGGGTTGATTGGTCTAAGTATAACGGTAATAGTGGGACATTCGGCTATAGTACCGATAAGTTTGTATTCTCGCAGGCTGGTGGCTTCTATGGCGGTACTAATATCCCTCAGACCACTTACAATACCCAAGTGGCTAGTGCTAAGAAGGCTGGTAAACGGGTGCATACCTATTTATGGGACGGTGTTGGTGGCAATATGACTAATGCTAAGGCGATGATGGACTATTACTTACCACGGATTAGGACGCCCAAGGGCAGCATTGTCGCACTAGACTATGAGGACGGTGCTTCTAATAGTGCGACAGCCAACACTAATGCCATTCTAGCCCAGATGAAGCTTATTAAAGACGCTGGCTATACACCTATGTTGTATTCCGGCAAGGCCTATTTAAACGCCCACGTTAATGTTAGCTTGATTTTAAAGGCATACGGTAGCTGTCTATGGATACCTGAGTATCCGGACTATCTGGTTAGAACTAAGCCTGATTACAACTGGTTCCCTAGCATGGACGGCGTGGCTATCTTCCAATTCACTAGTATGTATAAAGCAGGTGGATTAGACGGCAATGTCGATTTAACGGGCATTACTAAATCAGGCTACACGACTGTTAGCAAGAAACAAGCTCAAACCAACGTTAATAAGGCTCAGGCAGCTAAGAAAGCCACCTTTAAGGTCGTTAAATATGACCAGCGAGGGGTGTTCTATCCTAATCGGACTCTGGCCGTACGATATACGGATAGCGACAAAGTTAGTCAAGTGGCTACCTATTACAAAGGTGAAAGTGTAACTTACAACGCGGTTATTATCGAACACGACTATGTATGGGCACGCTACACCCGCTCAAACGGCCTATATGGCTTTATCAAGCTAGGTGGCACCAACGGACATGACTACGGGAAGCGAGTTACTGGTCAGCTGGTTAGTCATACGTATTACACAGTCAAGTTTGGCGACAGCTGGTGGTCAATCGCTCAGCACAACGGCCTAAGCATGACTACATTAGCTAGTCAGAACGGCAAGACGATTTACACCACTATCTATCCCGGCCAGCGATTGGTGGTGCGGTAATGGCACAATACGATGATACAACTAAGTTATTAATGGATATTCAAAAGGATGTGGCTGCCACCAAAACGAAAGTTGAGAACATCGAAGAAAAATTGAATCAAGTTGACGATATTGGCGACAAAGCAGACAAGGCACTGGCCAAGTCCATCGAGGTTGAACACGAAATAGGACGGGTTACTCAGATACAAAATTGGGTTATCGGTGTCCTAGTTTCCGGCGTTCTAGTTACGTTGCTGGTATATGTTGCTGAGAAGTTTTTATAGGAGGATATTATGAAAAAAATTAGTTTTAAGAATGCCGATGGAAGC